TGAGCACGTCGGCGAAGGCGGCGTTGATCATGCCCACCGTGCGGGCGAAATGGTGGAGCGGCCCGCCGTACTTCGGGCGACGGTCGCGGATCACGTCGATCGCGTCTCTCAGCAACCGCTCGGCTGGAGTCTCGTCCTCCTGCGGAGCCAAGAGCCCGTCGCCGAGTTGACGTATGTCAACTGGCTCGCGCTCGCCCTTCAGTTCGCGCTCGCCTTGGAGAATCCAGTCCACCGGGATCGCCGGCACATCGGCGTCGGCAATCTCGGCCGGCTCGGTCGTGTCGAAGCATCGGGCCGCCGCCTCCTGGGCTGGCTTGCAACCGGCCAAAGAAGCGGCCATCGGCGAGTAGCCACGCCTCTTCGGATCGTCCTCGGGCGTCGCATCCATGCGAGCGGCGACGGCTTCGCGGAGGGCTCGGTTCTCGGCTTCCAACTGGTCAAACGCTGCGGTCATGGCTGCCCTTTCATGGAGGAGTCTGAGAACGTCTGCGGCGAGCGTGCCGCTCGTGCCGGTGTACGCACCAGAGAAGCGACGAGCGCGGTGCTCTGCTGCCGTTATGTAGTCGGCGTCAAGCACGGTCGGCCTTTCAAGCGGATGCGAGCCGTCTTGCTTCGAGCCTCTGGCGGGCTTCCGAAATGTCGCGAAGCGTCCAGATGAATTTCTTTTGCGGCACCGGAATCCGATCCCGCTTCGCCACGTTCTCGGCTGCCCACAGTGGCCGCAGGTTTGTGTAGTGGAACGCCACCCGCTGCTGCTCAACGCACGAAAGATCAAACGCATTGAGCGGGACAATGTGGTCGACGTGCCATAGAGACCTGTTGTGCCATCCCATTCCCTGCACGAACTGCGATTCCAGCCATGCCATCAGTTCTCTTGGAGAGCAACCGACGAGCTCAAACGTCCTTGCTGATTTTTTCGCCCCTGACCCAACGAGTGCATTGCGAACACGGCACCGAAGCCTTCCGGCAATGGCGTATTGCGGGTCAGTTGCCCGCTTCATGCGTGTCCGAACTGCCGACACACTCTGGTTTTTCTTTCGATATTCCTTGCCATACCGAATGATTTTGTCGCGGTTTTGCAGGTAGTATTCGCGGGCCTGCGCACGCAGTTGTTCGGCTTTCTCGGCGCGGTATGTCGGCTTGTATTTCCGGTGGTAGGCCCGCTGCTTCTCTCGCTGCTCTGGCGTTGCGGATGCGAGCCGCTTGCGAGCACGGTCACGCATCGGAGCCAGCCTCGCCTCTCGCTGCTCTGGCGTCTCGCTGTCGCGCCGCTTCTTCGCCGATTCGTTTTCACGGGCTCGCATCGCCAGATACTTATCGCGAGGCATATTGCGGTACGCCTCCCTCCTCTTTGCGAGCCGCTCTTCCTGCGACACGTCGTCAGTTGCCATCGCAAGTCCTCGCATACGCCATGTGGAGCTCTGCCAGCCCGCCCTCTGGCGAATAGATGAATCCCTGCATTGCCCGCTCCGAGCCAATGAACCCAGACTCAACGTGCCACGCATCCGGCGGCACAATCGTCGGGTGAGTCCTGACGATAACTCCATCGATGGTGCTGATCTCTGCCGCCTGGTGATGCAGATGCCCGACGTGCCATTCGCGGTGCCGGCACTTAGACCACAACTGGGATGCCTCCAACGCCATGATTCCGGCGAGCTTCTTTTTCGCCTTGTCGCCGTGCGTGACGCCGATAAGGTTTCCGCCATGCGTCAAGTATTTCCGGCTCGTGAACTCGCCATTGACGATCACACGAGAGTCGCTTCGGTATCGCTCGATCAGGATTTTCTGGAGGGCGAAGCTGAGAGCGGAATCGTGATTGCCGGGGACGATGAGCACGTCCGTCGCGACGGTTTCAGCCGAGTGCTCAATGGCACGAAAGATCGCGGCGGCTGCCGTATCAATCGCCTTTTGGAGTCGAGAATCACGGTCTAGGTAGGTGCCTGACGTTGTTGTGCCAGACACGGTATCGAAGTGCATCGTGTCGCCAGCGAGCACGATTGATCGCCTGACGATGCCGAGGTCGTTGCCGCGTTCTATTAGATTCGCACTCGCCTTCGCCACGACGGCGCTGGCAATGTTGAGGTCGTAGTCGGCCCCGGTGGTATGCCGCCACGACCGACTGCCCATGTGGAGATCGCTCATAACGACCACGCTCCACAAGCCTTCACGCTTCCGCTTGTGGGCCTTGGTCTTCGGCCGGCGAATCTCCTTCTTCGCCGCATCGATCATCGACGCCACGCATTCAAGCGTCGTCGGCCCGCCCTTCGGCTTGAGCCGCACGTGAACGCGGTGAAGCTCCGTCACGACCGGCTCGCCCGTGTCTTTGTCCGCTGTGAGTCCTTCCCACTTGGTCGCTTCACTGGTGGCTATCTCGAAGCGTGACATATCGGCTTCGATATGCCGCAGCAGATCCTCCACCGTGCGGATGCGAGTCGAGACGCTCTTCGCCTCAAGCCCTTCGGCGGTCTCCTTTTTGGAAACCTCCTCGATGGTCAGCCCTTTTTCGCCGTTGACCTTCGCAGCGATGTCAGCGACTACGCTCTTTCGAGCCATGCGAGCACCCCTTGGAATTGGACGTTCGCAATGCCTCTATCTTTGAGCGTCTTGGAAATCGCCTCGGCGGCTGGCTTCTTCCGCTTTCCAAATCTGCCTGAGTTGTAGGCGTCTTTGATCGCTTGCAGCGTGTCGGCGTGTTCCGGCGAAACCCGCTGGTGCCACGCCTGCGGTTGACGGGCCTCGATGTTGCCGAGCACGTCGTCAATGATGTCGCTCTTCCCCTTCGCCATCAGTCCTCCTCGTCGTCACGGTGGCGGAATCCTTCGGCGTCGAGCACGCCCGAAAGCGTCTCCGAAAACTCGACAACCGCATCTTCAGACAGGTCGGGCCAGCGGGCGTGGATGAGCTCGTGAATCAGGGTATCCAAGAGGTCAACGCCTCGGAGCCGGGCGTCGACGCGGATGCGATGGAGGGTGTAATTGCAATCGCCGTCGATGCCGCGAAGCTGCGACCGCTCGATCTTCCAGCGTTGGTCGCCGACGTAGACGGTGCGGCGTTGGCGCTTCCTGCGGGGCATATCGCCAGCGTAGAGCGAGGGTCAACGGGCGGGCAGGGCGTCAGGGGTTTTTGGCCGTGACGTTTCCTGACAGAACCGTTCGCGTTACTCCGCTCGGCGAGACCCAGCGCAGAAACCAGCGACTCAAGCCGGTCGGCGAGATTGAGAGTGTTTGCGCCTCGGTCAGACTTACCTGAACTGTGCTTGACGTGATGCCGCTCACCGTTGCCGTCGTGACCGTGACAGCCGCCGAAGGCACTACCGGCGTAGTTGTCTCACCCAAGCCGCTGTAGACCGTAGCAGTCACAGTGAATCCAGTAAGGTCGACGTTTGCAAAGACGCGAGAAAAAACAACGTCATCGCCGCGTACAAATTGCAGCGGGAAGTCGATCGGAATCTGCGTAAACTCTTCTGACATATTTTTATGCTACGGGCGCGTGATCGTCTCCCGCAGGGGGTCGTCACTCGCCGACGTAAAACCGCTTCGCCGCGACCAGCGCGTTCCGCGCGTCCGTCTGCACGCGGCTCCCGGCTTCGTTCAACCAGCGTTTTGCGGCCCCCACTTCCCTTCTGGGCACGATTGGTCTGCCCACGCGAGCTTCGACACAAACTTCCTGTCCCTCGACACGGGGCATCCGCACTTCGAGCAGGCATCGTTTTTCAGGAACTCGCAGCCCTGACAGATCGTCCACCGCTCCAGAATCTCCTCGTCGCTCGCGGTCGGCATTCCGGCGGCAACGTGCTTGGCCGTGGCGACGGCGAAGTTCTTGGCCTTCTGAAGCCACGATACCGGATCGGCTTCGCGGGCCAGAGCCGCGGTGGGCGTCTGCGGCGGCCCGCTGTGATGGCAGTCGCGCTCTACGATCTTCCCGTCTTCGATGAATCGTTCGCGGCATCCCATTTTAGTTGATCGTGAGTGTGGAGGTGGACGAGTTGTAGGTGCCTGTCTTGGTCGTGCCGGTCAGCGTTATTGTGCTGTACGTCCCGCCAGTTGCACCTGCCAGCAGCACAAACTGGTCGCCGGTAGACGGGGCCGCAGAAAACGCGACCGTGAGCGAAGACGGCGTGAACGTGGCCGATGTGACGCCAGACCCGCTCACGATAGCATTGAGCACCAGCGAGCCGGACGCGACGGTAATGGTTCCTGTTAGGGCGCTGGCGTTCGTCAGCGTCAGCGTACCGCCGTCATGCGTGAGCGAGCCGGAACCGCTGAGTGTTCCCACCGTCATGGAGCCTTTTTGCGTTGCGGTGCCGGTGATCGCAACAGCGTTCGCTGCCTTCGTTGAGCCAGTGCATTCCAGTGTCGCGGTGCCGATAGATACCTGAGACGCTGCCGCCAAAGTGCCGGACAAGACAACGGTGCCACCGCTGATTGTCGTCGTGCCGGTGTAGGTGTTCGCACCCGAGAGCGTCAGCGTGCCGGTGCCCGTTTTCGTCAGTCCGTAACTGCCAGACACAACGCCGGAAACCAGCAGGGAGCCGCTACCGGAAAACGTAGTGGCGGCGTCTAGGGCGACCGATGAACTGATCTCGTGGCCTGTCCCTGTGGCCGCAACTGTGCCGGTGAGCCGCAGCGTGCCGCTGGTGATGCTGCCGGACCCTACGGCAAACGTGAGGTTCGAGAGCGTCTGGGATTGGCTGTTCAAGTCGAGCGCGGCCGAGCCGATCGTCACGGGCGTGGCGGAGTTGATTCGGTCGTCGGTGAGCGCCTGCAGTCGGGCCGTGCCATTGACGATGTTCACGGCGGTGGCCGAGCCGGAAAGCACGCTTTCAAACGTCACCACACCGGCGTTGCCAGGCGTACCAATCGTGTATGCCACCGTTGGATTCGCATTGCCGCTGCCGTCTAGCCAGTTGCTGCCGAACACCGCTTCGGCTGTGTCTGCCGCCTGGAGCGTGATTGCGGACCGGTTGAGCCGGATGTCGGTGCCTGCGGTGCCGATCCGGCCCAAGCCCGTGCCCGTCGCCCCGAGGACGACAACCTGGTCGCCGCCGGACGCCACGGAGAACTCACGCTCGATGTTGTTCCCTCCTGCCACGAGCAGCGATGCCGTGCCCGCCGTCGCAGCCGAGTTACCGATAATCGGCGCGGGCGAGGTCTGCGCTCCAAATGGACTTGCACCGCTATCGAACACAGTCGTTCCCACCACCAGCGTGCCGTCGAGCACACGGAGCTGGCCCGAGTAGCCGCTGTCGCCCGTCAGCCACCACGTGCCCGGGCCGGTCTTGTCGACCTTTAGGCCCGAGGATGAATTTTGGATTACCCCTATCTCATTCGCGGCCGTGCTGGTGCCGGTCAGCGTCAGCTTCTCAACGCAACTGCCGGGGGCGGTTATCGCACTCGTTAGCACCAGCGAGCCACCGTTGGCCTCAATCACGGCATCGCCGTAGAGAACGATGTCGGAATCGCTGGTATGCCCGCCGCCGCTATAGACCAGAGTGGTGACGCAATCGTAGGGGCAGTTGCCCAGCGGAATCGTCAGTCCGTTGCAGCCCGAAAATGCGAGCGTCTCCGTGTCCGTCGGCTCCTGCGCCCAGCAGACGGTGAGATCGACGTTAATGAAATTTGTGCCGCACGGCACAGGTTCCACGTTGAATTCATCCCAACACAACAAAAACGTGTGATTGATCGGGCAGCGTTTCGGCGGGTCGGCATCTTCCCCAAACGGCGTTCCATGAATCAGGATGCGCGAGTCCGTTGTGCCGGTGACTGTCACTCGCACCGTATCGGAAAATGGCGCCGTCCGCTTCCTTCGCGGCTGCGTGAACGTCAGGCCAGCGGCAGACGATTGCTTTGTCTCGCAGCAGTTTTCAGTGAACGGATCGCGGCACGACCCATCCGCTTGGCATGAGGTGCTGCCGAGCCCTGCCCACTGCCCGCCAATCGCATCGCACTCGGCTTGCGTTGTTTGCCCTTGCGAAACGTATTCGCCGTCAACGAGCAGGCAGCACTCGCCAAGGCAGCCAGTTTCGCAGTTGTCGCCTGCTGGCCGCACCTTTGGCGACGCGCAAAGGGCTGGCGAATCTAAAACGCTGCACTCGACAACTCCATCGTCGTTTTCAGAACAACACGGTGCAGGGCACCCAACATCGCAGCAGGCACTAAGCCATTCACCACCGGAAGCAGCGCAATTAACAAATGTCTCGTTAGTGCATCCACCGTCTTTACAGCAACGTCCGAGACATCCAACATTGATAACGCCCTGTCCGTCATCTGGAACGTCACCAAACGGCAAGTGCGGATAAAGACTTCCGCAGGTGCAGCACAGATCGTCTTTAACGCTTTCAACAGGCACATCCTCGCCAGCGCGAGGGTCTCCAATCATTTCTGGCACGCAACCGCAACACCCGTCGCTTTCGCCCCAACGCAGATAGACGTAGCCCTCGTCGCATGGATTGGCTGTGGGATACCAGGAGTTGCCGCAGCACTCCCCAGCGTCCGTGCGCCACACGCCATCACAGCACTCCCCAGCGTCCGTGCGCCACACGCCATCACAGCACTCGCCCTGCCCGGTGCGCCAAACGTCCTCGCAGCACTCGCCAGCCGTACCGGCTGGATACCATTCGCCACCACAGCAAACGCCCGCCTCGGTTCGCCACACGCCATCGCAGCAAACGCCCGTCTGTCGCGGGTACTCGTCGCCGCAACAAGTAGAGCCGGTGCAGACTTCGCAGCCTCCGCCGCAGCATGAACTGCACGGCGATCCAAGCATCCCCATTAGTCGCACTCCGCAGCCAACAGAATCCAAGTGTCGTCCACCTTCGCGCACGCGACCCGCTTCGTGCCGCCGGCGACCGTGACGGTGGCAAAATAGTTCTTCGCCGTGAATGTGGATGACGGGCTTTTGGTCGAGCCGTCTCCGTTTTGCTCCGTGACGGTGGCTGTTGCGCCCTTGCTCCACGTTGCGGAGATCGTTCCGAGGCGGACGCCGCCACCAGCACCACCGAACCGCACGAACGCCCACTTGCCAGAGCCGGTGCCACTGTCCTTCCAGAGAATCGTCGCTTCGCCGCTAGTCCCCGTCTTGAGCTCTGACGCAGATGCCTTGCACGCCGCAAACTTGTCGTCGGCACTCGTCACCTCAACCTGGCACTGCACAACGCCGGCCACCGCCACGCGACCAATTTTGTTGCTCTCAATCGGCTCGACAGCCACGCACCAGGCCGTTGTGGTTGCAGACGGCGTGCCACCCGTGAGCACGGGCATCTGCTCAAACTGAGCCGTCGCCCCGCCGCTCGTGCTGGTGGGCGTGATCTCGACGCCCGTGATAGCGAGGATGCCCCAGCGGGCGACCGTGCTGCCCGTGCCGTTCCTTGCATAGACAAAGGTGTACGGCGCGGAGCCGTCTTGCGTTCCGCCAGCCGCGAAGCCAGTGCCAGCACCGAGCACGCGATCCGCTGCATCCTGTGCGCGGTTCCACGCTTTCGCAGAGATCGCCCCGGCGAGCTTCTGCCCTGGCTCGATGCGTCCGTCGTTACGGGCCATTAGGAAGCCTTTGCGTCGCAGATGGAAAATGCAGCCGGCGCAGCAGACGTTGAAGAGGCCATCTCAATCGCAATCAAGCCGCTAAGAACAATGGCGCTATTGTGAGAAACGACCAGCGTGTAGTTTCGCGGTGATCCGCCACTGAGGTATTCAACTGAGTTTGCGTTAAATGTCGTGCCGAACGGAATTGCGATTGTGATCGCTGTGCCTGACACAGAAACAGACAGATTGACTGCCGGAACAGCAACAGGGCTTACGAGCGGCGTTCCGACCCCGCCGGGCTGGGAATACTGAAACAAAAACGAGCCTCTTCCGAACGGTATCCCGTAGCCAGAGAGCACTTCGGTCGGAAGCGAGAAAACCGGCTGTGCGGTTGCCGTGATAGGCCCAGAGTAGTTGGAGTTACACGCCTCCAATTTCAGCGTGTAGGATCGCGCCTCGGTGATCGTTAAATCAAATCGCTTACTCATGCTGCCACCTTAGAAAGTCCCGATGCCGAGGCCCGAGAAGTCGCCCTCACGGTAGACCGTGTTGACGTAGACGTACTTCGGCTTTTTAACCAAGTCGCTACCGCTCACCGTGCTTTCGTAGCGGACCCAGAGATATTCGTGGCCCTTCTTCTCGATGCCGGTGATTGAGCCGATCGTCTGGCCGGTGATGTTCTTTGACGCCACGAACTTAAACGACAGCGTCCACGGGCCGTCGCCCTTCTGCTGGTCCCACTCCTGCGAGCCGCTCGCGCCCAGGAAGAGAACCTCGCCAGCATCGAACTGCCTGAACGCTCCCCCATTGGTCGTGCCCGTCAGGGCCGCCACGCTCTTGATGTAATTGCTCGTGACGTAGGTGCTCTTTACGTCATACGTTTCCGTCCACGTCAGGGCGGGAACGACAATGTCGACGCCTTGCACGCCGTTGTCGTCGACGCCGATTGCGGAAT